GAATTGTCTAATCCAATTGTAAGTCCACGAGGATCAGCTCCAAGTAATCCAGAATTTGAAAGTCGAGTTGTCGACATAACTCGTAAATCTTTCCCTCTGCAGATTACAGATATCTTATCGCCTTTCTTAAATGTATATTTGTCAGTGATTACTCGATAGTTATCTTGAGCAGCAAATGTTCCACTTGAAGTTGTAAGAACTCCTGCGCCAACAGATAAGATCGTGTAACTTGTAGGATCGCCGTCTTTAAGAACAACGTCTCCAGCTCTTATTCCAGCTTTTACAAAGTCAAGGCTTGGAGATTCTGAAAGAATAGTGTTGACTCCACTTCCTGAACCTGCACGAGCTCTATCAAGTAGAATAAAAACTCTGCTCAAACATGGAATTGTGCTTGGAATAAGTATTCGCCCAAGATCAGGCTGCTTTGTAATAGCTCCATCATTTAATAAAATTGGACCATCTTTGCCTACAACTGAATCTCCACGATGAAGATATACATTTCCAATAGATTGAAGTGAATTTTCACTTATTTTCCATTCAAAAACGGTTGTTAGGTTATCATAAGCATTTGCACAATAAGCTGGTACTTCACCAAAGTCACCAACTTCAGTTGTCCAATCTCCATAGATTAATGGAAGTGATTTACCAATAATCTCAGTATCTACATTTGGATAATTTGTACGATCGAATGTAGTAATTGGAATAAGAACTTCATCTTCAAAGGTACGGTCATAACATTTAATAGATATAGTTTCGTGAGTCCCGGTGACACCCTGTTTATTCGAAACAAATCCTCTGAATACTTCATAATAGTTACTTAATTTCTCACCAAAGCCTACTTTAATAGATACTTTTGCACCTATCCATTGAAGATACTTATCTCCCTGTGGAAGATAATCATTGAAGAATCCATCACGATTGTTCATGTCCAGCTTAAAATCACCAATCTCAAAGTTAGGGGAAAGCCATTCTCCTAAAGTGATGTTAATTGAAGGACCTTTTTGAACACGAGCTTCATAGAATCGTGGAGCACCATCTTCATCTTGAACGTAGATGTTTCTATCACTAACTCTAAAATATGCTTTATTTGAGATTTGAATATCAGCAATCCACTGAAGTTCAATAAATGGAAAGCTTGCATTCAATAACTCTTGACTTAATCTTGCAGTTGGGTATTCCCAAAGATTGCGAGAGATTTCTTTTTGAAAGAATCGACGAACCAGTACTCCAGCAGAAATACCACTTCCAGCTGGTCCACCGGCTACAAAGTTGAAGTCCCCAACGAAGTTGAGATCACCAACCATATTTCCACTGTAAAACCAGCGGTATTTACCTAAGTTACTTCCGCAGCTCACACTCTACCTCTTTTAAATCTTTGTCCATAACTAAGCATAAATTATATCTGCGCTTAAATAAATTAAATTTTTCTAATCTACAATCGTCTCTCCACCACCCCTTAACTTCAATAAAAATATCAAATTCAGGCAAATAGAAGTCTGGAAGATAATATTGAGGTCTTCTACCATCAAATATTTTTAACGTCTGTTTTTCGTACTCATATTTAATATTTAACTTATCTAAAATCTTTGCACACCTAACCTCATAAGAACTTCTAAATACAATACCTTCATATGGAAAGTTAAAATTTTTCTTTTTGGGATTTTGAATTTTACACATTTCGACATGAGTTTTACTCATTTTTATTTTTGTATCTTCAGAGTGTTTTCTTCCAACATTTACGCATTTTCCACAACGATAAGATTTATGCCATGAATTTAAAACTGAAGAAAATATGCTTCTAGCAGATATCCACTTCTCAGTTGAACAAATAGTACAACTTACTCTTAATTGTTGAGGCGAACCATTCCTAATATACTTAATATCGTTACCAAGTCTTGATACATTAGATACGATGAATGATCTATTTAAAAAAAAATCATTATAGATTAATGGCCATCTTTGTTCACTAGTGCAAGACATTATTCACTCTTTTTAGCTGATGTGAAGCTTTTTAATTTTTCAATAACTGTTGTTGGTGCTGAGAATCCCATTTTTGCAAAATTCTCAAATATTGAATATGCTTCTGTTGTTACTAGAAAAGCATCAATTGCAGGAGCAAAGAATGGAAATGGAATGTGTTTATCAACAAGTCTAGAAACTAATACGAACATTGCATAAATACATAACTTAAATGGTCCGCGATATATTCCACGAGAACTAAAAATGTTTTCTTTTGGTCCAGTGTATAACCCTTTACGATCTAAATACTTATTATGAAGTGCAATTCCTGCACCCGTGATTGTATCTACAACTAATAGAACAAATACTGTCACCATTATTTCATAAGAGCCATCCATGACCCAAGATAAGAAGATGAATGCATAAGAAAAAACCAATTTTGCATGAAAGAACTCACCGAGCTTTTCAAATACATGTTGGAGTTGTGAGATTTCAAAGTCGAAAGATTTTTTCATTTATTACTTCCTGTAAATTAATAGTCAGATAGTAATTTTATACATAAATCTTTCATTTGTTGAGTTACTAGAACTCCGTCAGGTGTGATTTGATTGATAAAGTACTTTGCATATCCAGGTTGATAATCGTTTAGGGCAGATTTTGCATTAGAGAAGATTGCTTTCATCTCGTTTTTTTGTTCAAATGTTAGTTCTCTACGAATGTTAAATCCACCGATCACATCAAGAACGTCTTCACATGTATTTCGAGCCGCTCTTCCTAAATCTTTATTTTGTTGAATAAATTGTTGCTCTTCAACTTCAGCAGTTACATCCTCTTCAATCACTTCATATTCAGCTGGAACATTAATTGTAACAGTTTCGTAAGTTGCTGGTGCGATCAATACTGATTCAAACTGAGCAGGATCGAAAGAATTACCTTCTTCATCAAGAATCTCTTGATCTTCATAAACAGCTGGAGTTAGTTCATTTTGCTGATCATAAGAATAAGCTGCTCTACCAAATGTTCCTAGACCAATATGATATTGTAACCAAGAATCAGCTTCTACCTCTAGCAACTCAATTTGATTTGTAATCAAATTGTTTTTTTTGATTGATATTTTTTTCATATTAATTTCCTATTTTAGAGATTGACATAAAGTTTCTTCCAGTTGTTGTGACAAGCGCAGTATTTCCTCTTCCATTTAGAAGAGCTACTTCAAAAGTTTCATCTTTTGCTAAATATACTATATCACTATAGCACAATTTAACCGAAAGTGTGACACTTGTAGGGCGATATGCATCTCCAACAGAGTATAAAGATGCATTTTTTAATCCATAAATGAGAACCTCTTGTCCACCTATATAAGCAGCTCCTACAAAATCTCCACTCGCACTTACTTGATAATATCCACCAACTGGAGCTGTAAATTTACCGTTTGAAGTATTTAAAGCATTATGAGTATCAAATGTTTTTGCTGCGTCGAATAGCATTGTTGATCCGGCAGATCCAAAAATTTGTGCAGAAGTATTTATTCCGCGAGCTGCAACATTATTTAAGTTCACACCAACTAATGCTGGATTTTTACTTGCATTAATAAAAATTCTACCAGAAGATATAGAAGTTGCAGAAGATAGACCAAGATATTTAACTGTTGCCGCAACAGCTCCATTCGAACCTGCATCTATTTTTGCAATACCAGTTGTAGGATTGTAATGTATCTCTGTTCCATATTCTGTTGTTCCAGTAAACCAAAATCCTGTTTGAATCTTATTTTGTTTTGTTGAATTTGTGAAAATAGATACGTCTACTCCCTTCCATCCTTTTCCAATTTGAATTGCAAAGTATGAAGGAGTTGCTGATGATCCTGTTGCTGAGAATACTCTAGGAGAAAGAAGTATTCCATTAGACACCATGTCAGAAACGGTTTGTGTAGGCGCTGAGTTTGTTTGCACCAATGTATTACTACTTGCTGTAAAAGTATAAGTAATAAATGTACCTATTGGTGCATTTTCAAGAGTTGCAAGTGTATATAGTCCACTTCCAGCGTATGTTAGATCAGCGCTATCTGTACTAAAAGTATCTGTTTCAGTAAGAATTTGATCAGATAAAGCTAATGCAGCAACATTTGCTTTACAAAATACATCTCCATAAGCCGGAACGGTTGCTGTATATGAAAATCTTAAAACTTGTCCAGCTTCAACAATTCCAGAATAAGTTGCAACAGTAGCATCGGTATTTCCTGATCCACCATTTCCAGCTCGCGATGCTGCAATCTGAACACTATCGATATAAACATAAACATCATTAGTATTATTATTAAATACTTGTGAGTTCTTCATTATTGAAGCTGTTATCATAGATCGCTTTAAAAATTTGATTCCATTTCCATCAGTATTATCAGCAACAAAAATTCCATTTCCATTCATCTTATCTGTTGAATCAAATACGCTAAAACCACCACCTGATGTTCCATTATATCCAGACCAACGCGCATCACCACTTGTTGGCTGAGGAATGTTAATAAATGGAGTTACATCAACACCAGTTACATTTGGTTTTCCATTTTTAGAAATGGTGAATCCCATAAATGTTGAATCAGAACCTGAAGTCACACCATCTGTTGATGCTCTAATTATATCACCAGCGTTCAAATATCCTTCCCAAGAACAAGCGCAAGTTCCAGCGGCAGTAGCCTGATTTGATCTTAAAATTTCTTGCGGTTGGTTTGCACCAACACCAGCTGTCAAATTAGATTGGTTTTTAGTTATTGCAGCTCTTCCAGATGAACTAAAGTTATCTGAATAACTGATGCTATAAATTCCAGGAGTTTTAATTGTAAATTTGGCACCATTTACTGAATCATCAACATACTCAATATCACTTCCAATATTATCCCTTACTGTTGAAAATCTTCTGATTTTATTCGCTGTTGATCCGTATCCGTTTAATCCATCAACTCTGATTGAAGAATCACTTTCAGAAAATTGTGGAAGCGTATTAGAGACAGAAACAGAAACTTTTTGCTCTTGAAGCGAACAATGAATAAAATTGGAAGTTTGATTGCTGTTTACAGTGTTTGCTGTACATACGCGAATAATATCTCCAGGAACAACATCTATAGTCGCACTCATATTTGGAGCATGTTGAATTCCGTTAGCATATCCATAAGCAACTATTACTCCATTTGTGGCACCAATTGGAGCAGAAGTTAATACCGACTGATTTTTAGTGATAAACACTTCAGCATTTGATGAAACATATAAGCAACATGTTACTGAAAGTCGACCTTTTTTATTAACAGTAATATATGATCCATGAGCTGCAGTAGTTGACTGAGTTAAACCGTCACCTATAATTTTAGACACGGATCCAAAAGCTACAATCGCAGTTGCTGTTGACCCTTTTGAGTTTGCCACTTCCATTCTCAATTCATGAGTTGGAATTTCAATTTTCTGATCAGAAACTGTTTCAATTGTTTTTACTGAACCTTGTTTTGAAATTACAAAGTGAACTCTGTTTTGAGATGTTGCATCTGCAGCAGAATTTGTATGTGCTCTAAGTACATCACCAGCTTTTAATAAACCACTCCATGAAGTTGAAGAATAAGTTTGAGCAGTATCAACCGTTGCTCTATTTAATATTTCACCGAGAGCAATAAGTGAAATACTTGTTGTTAAAGCAGTTGAGTTTTTGCTAATACCAAATACAGAAGCAGCGGCGCCAAATGAATCTGTATAGCTAATGTTATAATATCCATCTGTTAATATCGTAAAACTTCCACCAAGAGTTGCAGAATCAGAATATAAAATGTCA